GGATTTAAAGTATTAGCATACAAAAACAAATTACTATCAGCAGATATTACATATCTATTTAGAAAACGTTGTTGAGCAATAACATTGTGCCTAAGTATAGTATGCTGAGAATCTGGCTTTCCAGAAACCCAACCTTGTATTACTCCAACGTCAGACGAAACAACACCATAATGATCAACGTCAATTACAGTATCACCGACCGCTCGGATACCTTGAGAAAAATTTTGTAGAAGTTGTATTTTTTCTAAATTTTTTCCGTTAGGTACAGATTTATGATATATTGCTATTGTTTTCACTTAATTGAGAGATTTTTATATCTTGTAAAATTTTTTTATTATCTTTATTGATCCAATGTTTAAAATATTGACCATATCTCGAATTAGATAAAGCATCGATATTTTTACAAGGCTGGTTACAAAGATTAAAAAATGTTCGTTCCTCGGCAACATGTCCTAAAACATGTGCATCATACGGTCTAAATAAACCCATTAACTGTTCTTCATCTCTCCAAACTTTTTCATACATTCTTACAGCTATGTTTAATTTTGAATATTGTTGATTGAACAATACTAAACCAGTCTCCCAACAATCTTCGTTATCCCCAGAATTCATAATTCCAAATGGTTCTGCAAAATCAAAATTAAATTCATGATCATCAATATCTTGTATCTGTTCAACATCAGAGTCGATCCAAATTACTCTTTCATCGACGGATCGATTTCTAACAGCGTCAATTTGAGCCCATGATTTACCCCAAAATTTTCTAATTCTTTATTTTGCAAATCGGGTACAGTTAATAATTCTTTATGAAAAGGAACCTCAGACAACCAATCAAGGTCTCCAGCATTTTGATCGACATAAATTGTAACCTTTCCAGGTAACTTCCAAGTTGGAATGCAATATCTTGCAGTGTCATTCCAATATGATTTTGAAATACTTGTTATAAAATGTAGTTTCATAGTTCTTCTAAAATTTTCTTAGCGATTCCATTTCTTAATTCTTCGGTATGAAATTGACCATAAGCTAAATGGCAAGCCCATGCATATAATTTATCCTTGTCGGGATAATAAGGGGTCTCTATCTTGGTTATGTCCTGCGATGACACAGGGCTTGCAGCATTGGCCGGTGCAAGAGTAAACGCAGGAATTCCATTTAAAATTGATTCAGTTGCTGCTATGCTATTGAATGTTATTAATGCAAATACATCATTCTCAAGTTCTTGCACTAACGGTATGTTTTGTTTTCTGTCAATTCTATCAGCAGGACGTTGTCTAATGACAATCGGTCTATCTGTATGTTGTTTTAATATGTTAACAACATTTTCTAACCATTGATCTAAGTTTATATTATAAAACTTACAAGGTTTTTCGTCGGGCGCCGCAATAATTATCCTACGACCTGGAGTTTTCCATGGCTTGATTTCTTTTCCTAATTTGATCCAACGATCATCTGGTCTGGAAACTATTTCGCCGTGCTGTAGATTATTTTTTACAATCCTATGCCAGAATTTATGACCATTGGGGTTTTTATCGTAGACATCGTTACCAATATATCCAGTATCGAAATAATAAAAAGTTCTATTGTCTTCCCAACATCTTTTTATCAGTTTGTCTTTTAAAATTCCCCTAATAAGTAAAGGATTGTTGCTATCTTCATAAACAAAATCTTCATAAGAAGTTACATTTGAGTTACAACCTTTGGCAAATATTTCTACGTATTGAGATTTTTTGGTGTTATTTAAAAATATCCAATTCATATCATTCTTTGTTGGCAATACTCAGTTAGGATACGTTCTTTATGCCACTCGTCCCCCATAGGAGTATCTGCAAATTCATGGAAACAGGGAGTTCCTAATGTATAGTGCAATAATTTAGCATCTGGATTAGGTCCATATTCATCAGGTAACCAATTCCACTCTTTTGGCAATTCGCCAATTCGATCATCTTCTAACCACGTGAAGCGGTGGAGCTCGGCACCAGTGGATCGCTGGACGAACTCGGGGGTAAGTTTCCTGTTAGGAAAGCTATTACAATTCCACAAAATAACACTAGACCAATTTTTTCTAGGATAGTCTTCATTTTTTGCTCCTAAGTATTTTTCTTTCATCTTTGTTTTATAGTCATGCTTGACTACTTGGACATCTGTGCCCATCTGTCTCATATCCCATAGCTCGGCTATATCACCTCGTACAATCATATCTCCATCAATAAAGATTGCATGTCCGGTCCATCCCATCAGCCAAGGAACTAGAAATCTAGTATAGATAAAATGATTACTACCGTCTGTGTGTGTTTCGCTATAATCTTTAAACAAGTTTAACGCTACTGGAACGATGCTAACTGGCCTACTAGAATTTCTAATGATACTGTTAACACATGTATGATAAGCGATGGCTTCTCTAGGATCATAGCCTACGAATATCGGAATTATATCTTTCATTTTCTTTCTATATCCTCTTCCTTACAATCACTACCGTATTGTATTTCGATTATCTTTAATGGCTTACTACTGGGATTACATAATTGGTGCCATTCTGTTTTTTTAATATGTAGGCTTTGATGTTTATGAAATACACCAACTAATTCTTGATCGGTACTTCTGTTAATGGTATAAACTTCTGCGGTTCCTTCTGCGATAAACCAATGTTCTGATCGATCTTGATGTCTTTGCATACTTAAACATTGCCCCGGGTCAACAGTTAATTCTTTTACTTTAACCTCTTTACCATTTTCGTGTAGTACACGATAATAACCCCAATTTCTTTCCGTTTTAGGAGCTTTCCATTCGGTTAAAATCCATGAACTAGAATTCTTTTTATCTTCACCGCCTACACCAAAAGCAAATGTTAAGTTATGATCTACAACATCCATTTCTGGAATGTTGTCTTTAGTACGATCACCGCCGTTGGCGAAAATTAATTCTGCATCGGGATAATGTGCTCTAACCTGTTGAATAAAATGCTTGGCTGATCCGTCCTCATCATCGAAGGTATAGACTTCATCAACCATTAATAAATTATTGACAATGCATAGACGCTCATTCCATGGCATAAATGATCTACCTTTTTTACGTATTAACCATTCATCTGAATTTATACCGACTAGAAGCATATCTCCTAGTGTACGTGCTGCTTTGAAATAGGCAATATGCCCAGAATGTATAGGGTCAAAGCCCCCTGTGACTAATACTATTTTCATGCTGATATTTATCAGAGCATTTAATGATAAATATTTGAGAGCGAAAAAATGGCATTAAAATATCAAATTTTAGTCAACGAGTTTGACGAACCTTTTATTAAAGGTTGGCAAAAATTTACAGGACGACTGATACACATACATCATATATCGGAAGCAGATCCTGGAATACCTTTAATTGTTCCTGCAAATCCGTTAGGATTGATAGGAGAATGGATGAGAGCAAAAAATCCATATATTGCCATAAATCGACCTTATATAGGTTCCTGGTTAGAAACCAAAAGATTTTCTGCTAGAGTTTCAATCAATTCCTTTGCTCCAACTAGACTTCACAAAATTCCATATTCTAGATGGCACACTACTAGATTAATGAAACAACCTTGGAAAGTTAAAGAAGTTAAAAATGTATTAATAGCACCTAGTAGAAAAAGTCAACAAATGTTCACTAATATTGTATTAGAAACATGGGCAGAAAAAATTAAAGAGATTTTAGAAAGCCAAGGAGCCAATTGTAAAATTAGATATAAGGTTGGTAAAAAAGGAATTCAACATTATGGAAATCCAGATGTTGGATTTAAAGGAATCTTTGGTAATGACGGTGACTTTGAATGGGCCGATCTCGTAATCAGTTATAGTTCTGCGATTACAGCAGAAGCATTTTGGTACGGTAAAAAAGTGATAAGTCTCGGTCCTTGTCCTACATGGGTAGCGTGTGAGAGAACATTAGCTAACTGGAGGGATCCTAATGAACCCGTAAATCGAGATGTATGGCACGAACACGTGGCCTGGTGCCAATTTAATCTCGATGAATGGTACGATGGAAGTGCTCAAGAAAAAGCCCTGTTTTACCAGGGCCATCCTTATGAAGTTACACACGATGAGTTGTTCAATAACTCACAAGGTAGCATCTTCTAGACCAGATACACGTAGTTTGATAATATTAGTTAAATGCCACTGTTTCTGATCTAACGATTTAATAATACCCAACCACTTATTACGTAGCAAAGCAAACTCATTGATAATCTTTTCAAAATCAACAACGTCTGCTTCGCCATCTACAAACTTTTCGCAATCTCTGCTACTAAGTGCTCTTTGATAGTTTTCAAGATACTTACGAAAATGTTGGCTTTTCAATCGCCGTAATTCAATATTAAGATACTCTAATATCGCTTCGATTTCTTGCAATTGATTAAAACGATTTTCAACAATGCCCGGCATAGCGGCGCTGTTTTTTTCTATGTTTCCAAAGATTTTACATTCCAGTTTTGCATCTAACAATTCTTTTTCAAAAAATGCTACAGCATCTGGAATATTGCTGATATCTTTAGAAACTTTTTCGTACCAATTCATTCTTCGTCTTCGTAATAATCGTCCTCGGAATCTTCAATCTCTTCACCATCTATTGCATATTCAATAGCCTGATCGAGATATGGATCAACTCCTAGTAATGATTCAATTGTACTATCTTTAATTCCGTAGTCAAGCAGTGTATTAACAAAGTCAGAAGCTACGACACTTTTTGATTTTTCTGGAATATGTTCAACAATTACATTCCATAGATCGGCAATAAGGTCTTCTTTCATTCAGAGGTCTCCGTTTCTAATTCAACATTATTAATTATCTCTGATGACAATTTTTCGCCGTTTTTAGAAACGTCTTCCATGATTTTATCTAGACCTTGATTCTCATTTCTTTCCCATGCTTTACGGAATT